ACTTTTTAGCTTATAACAAAGTAACTTATAAAGAGTTTGGTGAGGCACTAGAACTAGTTAACCAGGGCAAGTATGCACTAGGTACAGCTGGCGTGTTAGCACATGAGTTTCAAGAAGCTATTGATGCTGCTAGTGATGTTGCATATTTATATGGAATGGAAAGAGCTTTTTGTATAGCTCCTACTGCATCTTGTAGTTATAGATCAAAGGATCTTCTTGGTTATACAGCCACACCTGAGATAGCACCTCCAATAGATAAAGTTGTATCCAGGGATAGTGGTGAGCTAGGTGTAGTTGATGTTAATTATGGACCAGATGTAGAGATAGCAAGAGAAGTAGGATGGGATGTATATAAGAAAGTTGCTGATGAAATAATGACTATGTATGAGAGAACTGGATTGCTTCATGGCTATTCATTTAACTCTTGGTCGGACATGGTTACTTATGATGAAGCATTTATAGAAGATTGGCTGAAATCGCCACAGACAAGTTTGTATTACAGTTTGCAAGTTCGTGGTGATACCCAGGATAAAACCTCAGCCTACGCAGCTCTCGATGAAGAGGAAGTAGAAGAGTACTTGACAGATTTGTTTACAAAAGAACCCGACCCAAACGCAACACCCGATCCTAATTACAAGATTGAATGCTACGGCTGTGAACAATGAACCCATACGAAAAATTATTAAATAGAAAAAGAAAATGGACACCTGTCCAAGTTACAAAAGGAAAGGTAAAAGAAGGTGCTGAAGAAACCCTCAAGCGTGTACTCGCAGTACGTTGTTTGGAGTTGCCAGTGGGAGCATTCGTTAGTGAAGCTCTTGAAAAAGGCGTACCCGATAAAGCTAGAAAGCTTCTCATCTCGAATGTTAAAGATGAAGAAAATCATGATAAGGCTCTTCAATATGTAGTAGATGCTCATGGTGTAGATCAGAAAGCAGAAAGAGAAGCGTCAATACTTAGAGATGCCTGGTTAGAACATCCAGACCATACATTAGTTAAATCATTAACTGCGGAAAGAGCGATATTTTTCGTTCTTTTACCGTTTTTAAGGTTTAATGGTGACGTTGGAATGAGAACGACATCAATGGATATCAGCCGTGATGAACAAATTCATGTCGGAACTTCTTCCCTTGTTACTACTGAGCTTTCGTTATCTGCTAGTCCATCCCTGGACAAGTTAAGGAAGGCAACAATTAACTGGATTATGCAACCACTAGGTAATCACGAAGATAAATATTTAAATAAAAAATTTTGGTTAGATGCTTCAGACAGATTGATGTATGAAGGTCGAGCACCAGAACTAGCTCAGACAAAGGCAGCTAGAGTTCCAGCCTTTTTTGAAACAAGTAATGAAAATCTCCCCCAATACGCTTAAGTTAGAGGACGAAAGAATAGATGCATTGGTGAAAAGAGTAGAGGAAAACTTTCAACCTTCACCAATCATTCCTTCTGATTCAATCGAAAAAATAATGTATCAAGCTGGTCAAACCAGTGTGGTCGAATATATAAAAAATCAATTAAAACAAGAATAAAATGTGTATGTTTAGTAGAAGGAGTGCAGCTGCATCTCCACCACCAAATGCAATATTACCTGCTCAAAAACCTCAACCTTTGGTAGATACATCAGTGCCTAAACCTAAGAAGGTTACTGAAGAAGATGATGTAAAGAAGGTTAAATACGGTGATGAGGGTAGTAAAAAAGCTTCCCAAAAATCAAAAAGAGTTGGTTCTGAATCATTAAAAATAAACCTTAATACTGGTACTCAGAAACAGAGTGGGGGATTAAATGTATAAAGCTCGTGAAAGATACGATCAACTTGCTAGTGATAGAAGTCAGTTTCTTGATATGGCAGTTCGTTGTTCCGAGCTAACCCTCCCTTATCTAATACAAGATGATAACTTATACAAACAAACTCGTAAAAATTTAAATAAACCTTTTCAATCAAGTGGTGCGAGGAATGTAACCACTCTAGCAGCAAAACTAATGCTAGCTCTTTTACCAGTGCAAACTACTTTTTTTAAATTAGAAGTAAGAGATGACCGAATTGGTAAAGAAATAGATGCACAAATGAAAAGTGAACTTGATCTTTCATTTGCAAAGATTGAAAGAACAATTATGGATTATATTGCTGCATCTAATGACAGAGTTGTATTACATCAAGCATTAAAGCATTTAATAGTTGGTGGTAATTCATTAATTTTTATGGGAAAAGAAGGTTTAAAAAACTTTCCTTTGTCTAGGTATGTAGTGAATCGTGATGGTAATGGTAAGGTTTTAGAGATAGTTACTAAGGAACTGATCAGTAGAAAATTAATCGAACATAAATTACCAGAAAGAAAAACAAACACTGGTGTAGATGAATCAAAAAATAGAAATGATGATATCGAAGTTTATACATGTGTTAAGTATGATCATGTTGGTAAAAGATACATTTGGCATCAAGAAGCTGAAGATTGTGTTTTAGAAGGAAGTCAAAGTTCAGCACCAGAAGATGCTAATGCCTGGCTTGTTTTAACTTTTAATCACACTGATGGAGAAGCATACGGAAGATCAAGAGTTGAAGAATTTATTGGTGACTTTGAGACACTAGATGCTTTAACCCAGGCTCTTGTCGAAGGGTCAGCTGCGGCAGCAAAAGTAATTTTTCTATTAAATCCAGCTTCACCTCTCAAACCTCAAAATTTAAGCTTGTCAGGAAACGGAGCGATTGTGAGTGGCAGGCCAGAGGATGTTGGAGTAGTTACTGTTGGTAAAACACAGGACTTTAATACTGCGGCACAACAAATATTAAATATAGAAAAACGTCTAAACGAGGCTTTTCTTGTTTACACACAAAGACAAGCAGAAAGAGTTACTGCTGAAGAAATAAGAACTACACAATTTTTATTAGAACAACAATTAGGTGGTTTATTTTCTTTACTTACGACATCTTTCCTCAAACCTTATCTTTCAAGAATATTATTAATCTTGACAAGATCAGGAAGAATACCAGATTTACCTAAAGATATAGTACAGCCGCAGATTGTAGCTGGTATTAATGCGTTAGGTAGAGGATCAGATGCTCAACAACTTACTACTTTTATGGGAACAATTTCTCAAACATTAGGTCCAGAAGCTTTATTGAAATACATAAGTCCTACTGAAGCTATTAAACGATTAGCCGCAGCGCAGGGTATTGATGTACTAAATCTAGTTAAGACTATGGAACAAGTACAAAGTGAGAAAGATGAGCAGATGAATCTGATGACACAACAATCGCTAGTTAACCAAGCTGGTCAATTGGCATCTACCCCAGTTTTAGATCCATCAAAAAACCCTGATGCTATGGACACTATTAATCAAGTTACACAAGGAGCACTTTCACCCCAGGAATAAATTATGGCAGAAACATTAACAATAGATAATACCCAGGACAATACGGTTTTAACAGAAGAAGAACAAGATTCTTTAAAAGTAGGAGAAGATATAGTAACTGAACAGAATAACCTACTTGCTGGTAAATACGAAAATGCTGAAGAACTAGAAAAAGCATATATTGAACTGCAAAAAAAATTAGGAGAATCTGATTCTGAAGAAGAGTATGAAGAAGGCGAAGAGGGAGAGGAAATAGAAGAACAGGAAGAAGAGGAAGAAGCAGAATTATCAGAAGAAGCAGAATTAATTGTAGAAGCTAGTTCTGAATGGGAAGAAAATGGAGAACTAAGTCAAGAGACTATTGAAAAATTTCAACAAATGTCTAGTACAGATTTAGTTAATGCTTATGTTGAGATGTCTCAATTTGTTGATGACGACCAAGATGAATATACAGTACCTGATCTTTCTGATACAGATATAAATGTTGTTAAGAACCTTGCTGGTGGAGAAGATGCATATGACAATTTAATGAGCTGGAGTCAAAATAATTTACCAGAAGCAAAGATCAATGCATTTGATGAACTTATTGAGTCAGGTAGTGTAGAAGCTATTTCTTTAGCAGTTGAAGGTTTGAAAGCAAGATTTGAAAAAGCTAATGGTTATGAAGGTGAGATGGTTACAGGCCGTGCACCAGTACAAAATGCAGATGTATTCAGAAGTCAAGCTGAACTTGTATCTGCAATGAATGACCCAAGATATGACAGTGATCCAGCATACCGTATGGATGTAGTAGAAAAACTTGACCGTTCAAATATTGAATTTTAATCATGTATAAAAAATCCCCAACAAAACCTATGCCTCCCGCACCACCTATAAAGGCAGAAAAATTACCTCCAGAAATAAAGAGAAAGGTAGAGCAAGCATTAAAGAAAAGTGCTAAAAAAACTGTAAAGAAAGCTGTAAAAAAATCTACACAACAGACAAAGAAAAAAACAAGAAAGCCTAAATATAATCCTTACGGACCAGGCACAATGAACCCAACAAGAGCTTCATACGGTACAGGACCATAACTAAAACTATAAGAATAAAAACAATTTATCCATCAAGAAAAATGAAAATAACAAATTACTGGGAGTATGCAGAAACCCTTAATGGTCGATTAGCAATGCTTGGTTTTATTGCTGCCATTGGTGCATATGCATGTACAGGTCAAATCATTCCAGGTATTTTTTAAATAGAAAATGGCAAAAAATGTAAGCCTAAAAATAGGTAAGCATAAAAGTAGAACTGGTGGTCTAACAAAAGCAGGCCGTGAAAAATACAACAGAGAAACCGGCTCAAACCTTCAAGCACCACAACCGCAAGGTGGTTCTAGAAAAAAATCATTCTGCGCTCGTATGTCGGGTGTAAAAGGTCCAATGAAAAAACCAAACGGCAAGCCTACTCGTAAGGCTTTAGCCCTTAGAAAATGGAAATGTTAATTATGGCACACAAAGGTAAAGGCTCCTGTAAAGGAGGAAAGAAAGGAGGCAAAAAATATGGCCGCTAAACGTGGACTTTATGCAAATATACATGCAAAAAGAAAAAGGATAGCAGCTGGTTCTGGCGAAAAGATGCGTAAGCCTGGAACTAAAGGAGCTCCTACAGCTGCAAATTTTAGAAGGTCAGCAAAAACTGCAAAGAAAAGATAATGCCTGATCCACTTTTAGATGAATTTAAGGAACGTTTGCTTGAAGGTCCTATTTTATTTACACCAGACCCAGCGTGGGTAGATAAGCTGCAAAAAAATAGCGAAAAAATTTCTAGCGATATTCCTATCTATAAAGAACCAGAAGGGGAACCTTCTTATTAACGTCACGTCCGTTCATCCTTCGGGACGCATGAAGACTAAGCATGGAACGGGGCTTAGTATATGGAGATAACCATGAAAGTTACTTTCG